TCTCTGCCTAGCGATTTTTGGGGGCTTTAACGGGCAACCACGGCACACTGAGCACACTAACGCACCTAAGCGCGTAATGTTTCATTCATTCTCAAAACTAGGCCGCGTACGTCGCTTAGATAACCTCGTCGAATCTATCCGTAACACCTAGAAACCGCTGGTGGCGCCCTATAATTGCGGTATGTACTGCGAGTATTGCGACGAAAAATTCACCGGTCGTATCGTTGCGCGTTTCTGTTCGACAAAGTGCCGCGTGTATTTCCATCGAGCTGAAAAGCGTCTACGCATACCGCCTGACGAACTCACTGAACTTGATCGTTGGGTTCGTCATAGATCCAAGAAACCGATGACGGTGAAAAACCGCGCGGCGTCCTCAACGAATCCAGCAACGTGGGCATCGTTCTCGGCGGTCTCAGCGTCGCGCGTCGGTCACGGTTTTGGTTTCGTCTTGAACGGCGACGGCATCGCGTGTGTTGATCTTGATCACTGCATTGTCGGCGGCGTCCTTGAACCATGGGCGCAAGAAATCCTGGACCGTTGCCCTCGGACGTTTGTGGAAATTTCACCGTCGGGAACGGGTTTACATATTTTCGGTTACGCCACTCTTGGCGCGGGTTGGCGTCGCGGCAACGTTGAGGCGTACGACCGTGGCCGGTACATGACCGTCACCGGCAAACGCTGGAAATGTTTCCCTCGCACTTTGGCGAATATCCAAGACTTGATCGCTTCGCTGTAATCCTTGAAAGGCGGCGCCGTGTCTGCATCGTTGCCGCAAATCGTTGCCGAAGGTAATCGGCACAAATCACTTGTTGCATTGCGCGACTACTTAGCAAACCAGTTAATCATCGCCGAGCGTGACGTTCCCGCTATCGCGCGGCAGCTGACCAATGTCTTGAAAGAAATCGACGAAATTCCAAGCCCTGCTGCTGAATCGAAACTAGATGACCTTGCAAATAAGCGAACTGCGCGGAGATCAGAAACCGCGAGTTAGCCACGTTCCCAACGCGGTGAGTTCATCAGGCCAAGAGGCCATCGAACTCGCGGCTTCGGCGGGCTTGATCCTTGATGAGTGGCAGCAACATACTTTGCACGCCGCACTTGGGGAACGCGAAGATGGCAAGTGGAGCGCCTTTGAAGTTGGCTTGATCGTTGCCAGGCAGAACGGCAAAGGTTCCGTGCTTGAGGCTCGGGAACTTGCCGGGTTGTTCTTATTTGGCGAGCAACTCATACTTCACAGCGCCCATGAATTTAAGACCGCCGCCGAGGCGTTCCTTCGCGTGAAGGCATTGATTGACAACACGGATGACCTTCGCAAGCGAGTTCATAAAGTGAGAACATCGCACGGCGAAGAAGGCATTGAACTCATCGGCGGGCAGCGGCTGCGTTTCGTTGCACGTTCCACAGGTTCGGGTCGTGGTTTCACGGGTGATTGCATCATTCTCGATGAGGCGTATCAACTCTCACAGGCCGCCGTCGGTGCGCTTATGCCGGTGTTGTCCTCAAGGCCTAACCCTTCGCTTTGGTACACCTCCAGCGCGGGGCACCGTGATTCCGAAGTGTTGCGTTCCATTCGTGATCGCGGGATGAAAGGCGTCGACCCGTCGTTGTGTTATCTGGAATGGTCGGCTGATCCTGCCTTTGATACGCAAGACCGTAAAGGCTGGCAGCAAGCGAACCCGGCGCTTGGGATTCGGATCAGCGAAGAACACGTTGAACGTGAATATCGTGCAATGGGCCAAGGCGGGCCTGAATTTGTTCGCGAACGTTTAGGAATTTGGGATGAAGGCGACGGCGAAAACACTGCGTTAGCGGTCGAAACGTGGCTGACGTTGCATGATGCGCGTTCGGTTGCTCTTGATCCGGTGGCGTTTGGTGTGGATGTTTCACCCGAAGGTGTCGCGTCGATCAGTAGTTTTGGTGCGCGTAGTGATGGAAAGTTTCACGTTGAGGTTATTGAACACCGTTCGGGTACGTCGTGGGTGGTTGATCGCCTCGTCGAGTTGTCTCGTAAGTGGAATCCTTCGGCGATTGTGATCGACGTCGGTTCACCGGCGGGCGCTTTACTGCCTGACCTTGAACGTTCGTCGTTGCAGTTGACAAAGATCGCGGGCCGGGAAATGGCTCAAGCCTCGGTTGCGTTTGCTGCATTGATCACGAACGGCGTGGTGCATCACCTTGATCAACCTGATTTGAACTCTGCCGTGGCAGCTGCAAAGCGCCGAAATGTTGGCGACCTGTGGGCGTTTGGCCGGCGTGGTTCGTTTATTGACATTTCACCGTTGGTTGCTTGCTCACTGGCGGCGTGGGGTTATGCACAAAACGCGGGGCGTGCCCCTCAAATTCTTGACCCGTGGTCGATGGAGGACGAATGAAACGCTTGTTTTCGCGTGATTTCGTGACGACTGTTGTCGAATCTGTCGGCGGTGTATGTGTCGTCGGCGGTGTGTTCATTCTTTTCGGTACTGGCGTTGCCTTAGTGGTGGGCGGTGGTGCTCTTATCTTTGCGAGTTTCCTCGCGTCTGGCGGTAGTGAATGAGTCTCTTACGTCGCGGAGTTGAGGCGCGCGCTGGTGTGAACTATTACGCGAACACTTACAACCCGCTCAATACTCTGTACGGGCAAACGTCGCTGTTTTCTAGCGCGGGCGAGCGCGTCGATGAAGTCACGGCTTTAGGTATCGCCGCCGTGCTTTCGTGCGTTTCTTTGCTTGCCGATTCTGTGGCAACGATGCCGCTGGCCGCAACGCTTGCGCAAAGTGACGGTTCAAAGCTCCGCGTCGACGTTCCCGAAATCTTGGCTGATCCATCACCTGGCGAAACGAATCGTTTCGAGCTGATTCACTCAACGATGGTGTCGCTGGCACTTCACGGCAATGCGTATTTGTTGATTTCACGCGACTCTAAAGGTCGCCCGATCGGCATGTTGCCGCTACATCCGTACCAAATGAACGTGATGCCGGACAAGAATTACAACGGTCGCGCGTACTTGCACCTCGGTAATCCGATCCCGCGCGAAGATATGTTGCATATCCGTTGGTTCACACCGCCACAATCGCTGGTCGGTATCTCGCCACTCTTGCAACAGCGCACCATCGTCGGTCTTGGTTTGGCAATGGACAAGTATCTTGCCCAATGGTACGGCGAAGGTGGAACACCTAGCGGAGTCCTGGAGACCGACAAGCCTCTCACGTCCGAGGCGGCCCGAAACTTGCGTGAAACGTGGGAAGCCTCGCAGCGTAAACATCGTCGGCCTGCGGTGCTCTCTGACGGCTTGAAATGGCGACCTGTGTCGGTGTCTGCCGTGGATATGGAATTTAACGCAACGCGCGACAACGTGATTGCAGACATTGGCCGGATCTTCCGTATCCCTTCGCACCTGTTAGGAACCAAAGGCGATGGGCAAACCTACGCAAACGTAGAACAGGGTTCAATCAACTTCCTGACCTACACGTTGGCCCCGTGGATTACGCGCTTAGAAATTGCTTTCTCGACGCTTATCCCTGATCCAAACCTTAACGTGCATTTTGATTCGTCAAGTTTGCTTCGCCTCGATGCTTTGACCAAGGCCAACGTAGACAAGATCAACATGAGTATCGGCCTCACGAATCCAAACGAGGCGCGTATCCGCGACGGGCACGACCCTTACGCCGAAGGCGACAAGTTTGTGCAAGTCTTCCAAGGCGCTGCCGTTGATCCTGCCCCCGTTGGAACTGAACCCGTGGCGGTGCCCGGTGGATGAAAAATTTCGCGTACCAAAAATTTTGCGTTTAGAAATGCACCTGCCTGCAATGTTAACCGTTCCAGAGATCGCTGATTTGCGTCACCAAGACGACGATGCAGGCATATGGGCGCGCCGCGTTTTCACGAACTTAGAAACTCGCGCCGCAGTTTTGAAGGAGACAAGAGTGAAATCTATGCAACTGCGAGCCGAAGGCGCCGACGTTCCTTTAGCGCAAGCCTTGGCCGAACTATTGATTGAAGAATTTCAATTTTACGCGCGTATCCACGAAGCACATTGGAACGTTACGGGAACCGATTTTGCCGAATATCACGCGCTCTTTCTTGAAATTTACGAAGACATCTATTCCGGCATTGATCCAATGGCCGAAAACATTCGCAAGATCGGATCACTTGCGCCGGCTTTGGTGGTTATGCCCGCCGAAGATGTGCGCACCGTTGAGCCTGCCGCGCTTGCTTTAGAACTTTTGGAAGAAAACGAAGAAATTATTCCGATGGTTCGCATGTGTTTCGATATTGCTACCGCCGCAGGTCAGCAAGGCATTGCCAACTTTTTGGCCGAGCGCCAAGACGCTCACACGAAATGGTCGTGGCAGCTTCGTTCCTCGTTAGGGATTGCCGAAATTGGACAACCTGTGGTGCAACCCGGTCCCGATGACGAATACGCCGAAGACACCATGGAAATGAACAGCGAAGACCCTGAACTTGAGGCACGTCGCTCTATGATTGCCACCGCTGAAAAGCGCAACATCACCGCAGAACTTCGCACCGAAACCCGCGCCGATGGCATGGTTGCCATTCGCGGATATGCGGCTGTCTTTAATCGTGAAGCCGACGGTTTACCGTTCCGCGAAATGATCATGCCCGGTGCATTTACACGCAGCCTAAACAACGGGGATGAGTGTTATTTATTGATCAATCACAACACTGACGAATTGCCCTTGGCTCGGCGTAACTCAGGAACGCTCACACTTTCCGAAGACGCAAACGGCCTGTTGATGGATGCGGTACTTGATCCAACAAACCCCCGAGCAGCTGAAGTGATCAGTGTGCTGACGCGCGGGGATGCCTCCGAAATGTCGTTTGCGTTCACCGTTGCACCTGACGGTCAAACCAGAACCAAAGACGGTGTGCGCGAACTCCGCGAACTCAACATTTTTGAAGTCAGCATCTGCACATGGGGCGCCTACTCCGACACGACAGTTGGATTGCGCACCGCTGACACCGAAGCCGACGATCTTGAACTTCGTCGCCAGCAACTTCGTTTGAAGTTGAAGCAACAAAACATCTAAGACTACCTGCTTTGCAGGTTTACCCCCGGCGCATTGGCCCCGGCGGTTTTATTTACGACCCCAAAACTAGGAGAAGTTATGAGCAACATGCTCGATTCCCTCCGCGAGTCACGCGCTGCCAAGGCAGCCGAGGCAGCGGAACTTCTCGCCGGTGAGGCAACTGCCGAGGCACTTGCAACCGTCGAGGAACGACACGCAGAAATCGAAACCCTTGATGCACAAATCATTAAGGTTGAAGCAACCGAGGCACGCTCGGCAGAAATCGCCGAAGCCCGCGCAGCGGTAAAGGTGCCAGCATTGTCAGGCGCCAAGGTTGGCGCTGAGCCAATGACCTATTCAGAGCACGGTCAGCGTTCATATGTTAAGGACATGATCAACGCGACACTTCGCAACGATCAAAGTGCTTGGTCGAACCTGAACCGTCACATGGACGAAGTTCGCGTTGAACAACGCACCACGAATGGTATTGATCGCGTAGACGGAACAGGCGGCGAATTTGCGCCTCCTCTATGGCTGCTCGATATGTACTCAAAGGCACTTCGTCCGGGGCGCGTTACTGCTGATCTCGTTCAGAAGATGGCACTTCCTGCGGGAACTGATTCGATCAACATTCCTCGCATCACCACAGGTTCGTTGACTGGCGTTCAGGCAACCGACAACGGTGCAACTTTACAGCGCGACATCGTGACGTCTTCTGTTGCTGCACCAGTGCGCACGATTTCCGGTTACGAAGGTGTCTCGATTCAACTCGTCGAGCAGAGCCCCTTGCAAGGGGGACTTGACCGAATGGTGTTTTCGGACCTTATGGCCGATTATGATTACCAGCTCAACGCTCAGATTCTCCAAGGCGTTGGAACTGCCGGTGAAATGTACGGCCTTATCAATACCGTTGGTATCGGAACCGTTACTTACACCAGCGGCACACCAACCGCTATCGGTATCGGTACTGCGGTTGCGCAAGCAATTAGCACCGTTGCGAAGAATCGTTACAAGGGCGCTGAAGCAATCGTGATGCACCCATCAATCTGGTACGCCTTGGTTGGCGCGGCAGATACAGCCGGGCGGCCTTTGGTTGTTCCTACTTCTAATGGACCGTGGAACGCCGCAGGCGTTGTTACGTCACCAGGTGAAGCACAGGGGCCAGCAGGAACGTACCTCGGTCTTCCTGTGTACCTTGATGCAGGTATCGCAACGGTGTCTTCACAGTTGCCGATCTTGGTTGCTGCGTTCTCTGACACGTTGCTATTCGAATCAGGCGTGCGCAATCGCGTTCTTCCTGACGTCGGTTCTTCAACGTTGACGGTGCGTTTTCAGGTCTACGGCTATGCAGCTGTGGCCGCGCGTTACCCATCGGGTATTGCAAAGATCACCGGCACCGGACTCGTTCCGATCTCCGGTTACTAACCAACTGGCGGGGCGGCGCTTCGGCGTCGCCTCGCTCTTGGAGTAAATATGAATGATGACGAATACCTCAAGACTTTGAACACCGCGTTATCGCGTGAAATAGATCCGCAAGTGATCCGCAAACTTATCGCCGAACTTGATCACTTCATTAACAACAAAGTGAAACGCGCCCGTCGCCTGCCGAACGTTGAGACGCGCTAGGAACTTTCTCTATTCCACTAGCGGAGACGGATGCAGGGCCGCCTCCGCTAGTGCCACCCTGCGAACAAAGGCAAGCCTGTGTCGAAGCTGCAAATGTTGATCAACACGAACGCGCTCTGGTCTCGGTCAGGATATGGAACGCAAGCGAATCAACTCTTGACCCGCATGGCTAAAGACGGTCACAGTGTCGCCGTCGCCGCGAACTATGGGCTTGAGGGAACAATCACGGAATGGGAAGGCATCACGCATTTCCCGCGCGGAACTGACGCCTACTCCAACGATGTCATCGGCCCGTATTACAAAGACTGGACTTCGCGCCGGTCAGACTTGAAACCTTTGCTGATGACTTTGTATGACGTGTGGGTGCTGTCGGCAAGCATCTACGGCGAAGTCCCTATTGCCTCATGGGTACCGATTGACTCCGCACCTGTTGCGGCACCTGTTGCCGCGTTTCTTCGTCGCCCAAACGTTTCACCAATCGCCATGTCGCGGTTCGGTTTTGAACAAATGGAACTGCAAGGAATCGAATCGACCTACATTCCTCACGCCATCGACACGAATGTGTTCAAACGTACCGAGTCGGTGAACATTGCTGTGCAAGGTGACATGACTGGCCGCCAGATTATGGGCATCGACCCCGGCGCCTTTGTTGTTGGTTGCTTCAACGCGAACCAAGATCAGAAACGCAAAGCATGGCCCGAGCAACTTCTCGCCTTCTCAATCTTTGCAAAGTCTCATCCTGACGCCGTGATCTACATTCACACTGAACGTTTCGGCGCGATGGGCGGGTTCAAGATCGACGAACTTGCTACCGCCTGCGGCCTCGAACCTCATCAATACAAGATCGTCAACCAGTACGCATATCGCACCGGAATCAATCAGGAAGGCATGGCGGCGCTGATGAGCGCCTGCGATGTTGGACTTGCTGCAACCTGCGGCGAAGGCTTCGGTTTGACCGTCTTAGAGATGCAATCCTGTGGACTGCGAGTAATCGCCAACGACTTTTCAGCTCAACCCGAACTGGTGGGGGATGGCTGGTTGACGACCAACCAGGCGACGTATAACCCAGCGTTCCAAAACTGGTGGAAAATGCCAAACATCAACAGCATCGTCGAACATTTAGAGGCGGCCTACGCGGCCCCTAGAGGCCACTCAGACAAGGCAAGAAGTCACGCGGTCCAATATGACGCGGATCTTGTTTACCGCCAGAAATGGCGCCCATTCTTTGACGGGATCGGCGCATGATCCCCGTGATGATCGTGCCAATCCTGACCCGGCCCGAACTACTCATCAACATGGTCAACAGCATCGATGAAAAGATTGATCACCTTGTCGTGGTAGATAACGGCGCGCATGTCTACGGCCTGCAATTTGCTCCATACGTCAAGAAAACTTCGGTGATCACCATGCCCGCCAATCAAGGCGTCGCCGGTTCGTGGAATCTAGGAATCAAGGCCACACCGTTCGCGCCGTGGTGGCTCATTGCCAACTTTGATATTGAATGGCCTGCCGGTTCCTTGCAGCGTTTCGCCGATGCAGCTCGAACCGATGCCCTCGTATTGTCTGGCGGCGCCCCGCCTTGGTGCGCCTTTGCCCTTGGCGAACAGGTCGTGGAAAAAGTCGGGCTATTCGATGAAGCCCTACATCCGGGCTATTTCGAAGACGATGACTACGCGCGCCGCTGCCTCAACGCTGGAGTTGATGTTGAGCGTTCTCACATACCTGTCAAGCATTTCAATAGTTCAACGCTTACCGTCGAAAAATACGGCGCAAGAAACAACGCAACGTTCTCCGATAACGCTTCGCACTATGGCGCGAAAGTTGCCCACGAT